CTCGCGGCCAGTGTTGCGGTCGATGGTCTTGGTGGTGAATTGCTTCTTCATGATCATTGCTCCTTTGACAAGAAAAGAAATAGCGGCGACCCCCTCGCAGGAATCGCCGCCTGGAAAACTCGTGGACGAACTGTCCACAAGTTACTTCTGCAAAGAACGAAGCAGGGCCAAGGCTTGCTTGATCTGCGCGGCCTTGTCTTTGCCCTCGAACTCTGCGAGAAACAAGTTAGCGGCACTAGTCATGGCTCGCGTGAACTTCACGGGCTTGCTCTTGCTGTTCCCCTTGCGCTTGCGCTTGGGCAGATCAACGCTTGGGAAGCAAGCGGCAAGAACCCGTGATGTAGCGCGTGACGCATCGCAGTCGCGCACCGCCCAAGTCTCGCCGCGTTGACCCATCACGATACGGGCGTTGTACTTCTTAGCCGCCCACAGCATGACGAATGGCCGCGCAGTAGCGCGGTCGCCGATGCCAAGTGCGAGCAGTCGCTCGCAGAAACTCGTGGACGAGTTGTCCACATCCTCGAACACTGCGGCCATCGCTGTGGTGACGACCAAACCCTCGAATACTTTCTTGATCATGTCATTGCTCCTAGAAACGAAAAAGCCCCGTGTGTGGCACAGGGCAAACCAATCGGCCAAGTCTCCCCAACCGATGCCTCTATTTTAACACAGCGTGTTTTGTAGCCTTGCGCGCGGTGCGTACTTCGCCGCGCCGCGACCCCACCCTACCCCCACCCCCCGATTGCTGAGCAAAGGGGACGGCCACACAAGAACACTAATCCTCACCCGCACCACCCATTTTGTAAAACCCTAGACACACCCCCTTCTCCAATCCCGCGCCAACCCCCCACCCCACTACAAAAATTTCGGGAAAACCCTGTAAAACATTTGACACTGCACCAGAAAAAAAGCCCCGCGCTTTTCAGCCGGGGCATAAGTCAGCTTTGCAACTGAGAGGAGAAGCGACAGACAAGTTGCCTTGCTGTCGTTTATTAGTGTACAGTCCGCGCAGCAAAAGGGAAGCCCCATGCTGGAACATCTGGTGCACTTCAAGCCGGAAATCACCAAACCGGACGGATTCGTGGAACTTGAGAAAGTGTCCGCCGAAGAGCTTTTGTCTGCGCAAGTGCGCACTGCCGACTGGCTTCAAGAGTTAGGCGCAGTTGATGACGAAGCTATAACTGCACCTTTTGAAAAAGAAGCGGCACGCCAAGCCTTTGGTGCACTGGCCACCGCGCAAGATAAGACGCTCCAGCATCAAGCCCTTTCCCAACTTAAAACCCCCGCAGCCGTGCGCCATCTAACTGGCATGCTGACGGCATACGACTGGGAGTTTGTTGAGCAGGCCAAAGAACTGCGTGGCTACACGGTGGCCAAGCTGCTTGAAGAAACTCAAAGTTCCAACGCCAATATCCGCTTGAAGGCGCTTGGTTTGTTGGGCAAGGTCACAGAAGTGGGCTTGTTCACCGAGAAGATCGAGATAAAGAAGACGGAAATGTCCGACGCTGACCTTGAGCAGCGCATCAAGGACAAGCTCAACCGTTTTATGAACGTCACCGACGTTATTGATGTGGGCGCAGAAGAACCGGACCACGCCCAGCCGACCGATGAATCTTCAGACGCTGACCAGTCTCACCCCGCGTGAGCTTTCTGCCATCCAGGCGGCTCTGCCAAGCATGTCTTTGGCGGAGAAAATGGAGCTTTTTGAGGACTTGGAGGAGCGCGAGCGCCGACTTTCGCGTGATCTGGCCCAAAAGAACCTCATTGGCTTTGCAAAACACGTCTATCCGGTGTTCAAGGTGGGGACGCACCACAAAAAACTGGCCAGAATCTTCGAGGACGTACTTGCGGGTAAGAAAAAACGCGTGATCATCAACATCGCGCCCCGTATGGGTAAGTCCGAGTTCAGTTCTTACTTGTTTCCGGCGTACTTCCTGGGTAAATTCCCCGAGAAGAAGATCATCATGGGCACGCACACCGCGTCCCTATCTGAAGACTTCGGACGGAGGATCAGAAACCTGATCGACTCGGATGAATACGCCGAGCTTTTCCCGGAAACGCTGGTGGCTGAGGACCAAAAAGCCGCCGGGAAGTGGTCTACTTCCAAGGGAGGCCAGTATTACGCTGCTGGTGTCGGTGGTGCTCTGGCTGGTCGCGGCGCTGATCTGTTTGTTATTGACGATCCACACTCTGAGCAGGACATAAAGATCAACAGCCGCCTCGCGTTCGACACGGCGTGGAACTGGTTCCAAACAGGCCCGCTGCAACGCTTGATGCCAGGGGGCGCCATCATAGTCATCATGACGCGGTGGTCACTTCTTGACCTAACCGGGCGCCTCATCGATTACCAGACCAAGAATCCCGAGGCTGACCAGTGGGAAGTCGTGGAACTGCCCGCGATCTTGAATGAAAACACCGACAACGAAAAGTCTCTGTGGCCAGAGCAGTGGCCACTGGACCAACTCAAGTCCAAGAAGGCCAACCTAGACCCCAGGTTCTGGAACGCTCAGTACATGCAGCAGCCTACGGCTGACGCTTCTGCAATTGTGGGGCGGCACCTGTGGCGCATCTGGCCAAACGACGATCCTCCGCCGTGTGAGTACATCATCCAGTCTTGGGACACGGCCTACGAGACAAAGACAACCTCCGACTTCAGCGCCTGCACGACGTGGGGCGTTTGGTACAACGAGGAGGAGGGCAACAGCCCACAACTGATGCTGCTGGACGCGTTCAAAGACCGGATGGCGTTTCCTGAGTTGAAACAAGTCGCGCTCAAGCACTACAAAGAGTGGGAGCCTGACGCGTTCATCGTGGAAAAGAAGGCTGCAGGCGCTCCGCTTATGTATGAACTGCGCAACATGGGCATCCCAGTGGCGGAGTACACGCCGTCGCGCGGCAATGACAAGGTGGTGCGGATGAACGCGGTGGCTGACCTATTCTCCTCCGGCAAAGTCTGGGCACCCGACACGCGCTGGGCGCGGGAGGTGATCGAGGAAGTAGCGGCGTTCCCAGTAGGCGAGCACGACGACTTCGTAGACACTATGACCCAGGCGCTCCTGCGGTTCCGCCAAGGGGGCTTCATCAGTCTGGACTCAGACGAGAAGGAAGACACGTTCTTCCGCGCCCGCAAAGCGGCGTACTACTAAGGATTCATGATGGCGACGAACATCGACAAGGCGCTCTACTCCGCCCCGACGGGCATCGAAGAGTTGGCTCAGGCCGAACCGGAGATTGAGATCGAGATCATTGACCCAGAAGAGGTCAACATCGGCATCGACGGGATGGAGATAAGCCTCCGCCCAGAACCCAAGACCGCAGACTCATTCGACGCCAACTTGGCCGAGTACCTAGCCTCTGGCTTCATTGAAGGGCTGGGCGGTGATCTGGTTGCCGACATCGACCAAGACAAGGCGTCCCGCAAGGAGTGGGAGAAGGCGTATGTGGACGGTCTGAAGCTGCTGGGCTTGCAGATCGAAGAGAGGACGGAGCCGTGGAACGGCGCATGCGGCGTGTTCCACCCGATGATTACGGAGGCTGTGGTGCGCTTCCAGTCAGAGATGATCACGGAGACGTTCCCTGCGCGTGGGCCGGTCAAGACCAAGATCATTGGTAAAGAGACGCCCGAGAAGAAAGAAGCCGCTGTCCGCGTTGAAGACGACATGAACTTCGAGTTGACCGAGGTCATGAAGGAGTACCGGCCTGAGCACGAGCGCATGCTTTGGAGCCTCCCGGCTACGGGCAGCGCCTTCAAGAAGGTGTACTACGACCCGAACCTGGGCCGTCAAGTTTCGATGTTTGTCCCGGCTGAGGACATCATCCTGCCGTACGGCACCACCGACATGGACACGTGCCGTCGCCTGACGCACGTCATGCGCAAGAGCAAGAACGAGTTGCTCAAGCTGCAAGCCGCAGGCTTTTACCGCGAAGTAGAACTGGGTGATCCCGACAAGAACAAGTCCGACATCCAGCAGGCCAAAGACAAAGAGACGGGCTTCAGCGATCTCAACGACGACCGGTTCACGCTGATGGAGGTGCACGTTGATCTGCACATTCCTGACGATCCCTACGGCGAGAAAGAAAACGAAATCGCTGTGCCCTACGTGGTCACGCTGATCCGTGGCACAAACACAATCCTGAGCGTCTACCGCAACTGGAACGAAGATGATCCGCTCAAACTCAAGCGCCAGCACTTCGTGCACTACCAGTACGTCCCCGGCTTCGGAGCGTACGGCTTTGGTCTGTTCCATCTTATCGGTGGCTTTGCAAAGAGTGCTACTTCGCTCATGCGCCAGCTTGTTGACGCTGGCACTCTGTCTAATCTCCCTGGCGGACTGAAGTCACGTGGTTTGCGGATCAAGGGCGATGACACGCCTATCGCCCCTGGCGAGTTCCGCGATGTCGATGTGGCCTCCGGCAACATCCGCGACAGCATCCTGCCGCTTCCTTATAAGGAACCTTCTCAGGTTCTGTACAGCCTGCTTGGCAACATCGTAGAAGAAGGCCGCAGGTTTGCTGCAACCGCTGACATGAAGGTCAGCGACATGTCGGCGCAGGCTCCGGTGGGTACAACGCTCGCGTTGTTGGAAAGACAGTTGAAGGTCTTGACGGCAGTCCAGGCCCGTACGCACAACTCACTCAAGCAAGAGTTCGGGTTGCTCAAGTCCATCATCCGCGACTACACCGAGCCGGACTACACATACGACCCCGAGTACGGGACGAAGCGAGCCAAGCAGTCCGACTATGACATGGTGGACGTGATCCCCGTGTCAGACCCCAACGCTGCCACTATGTCGCAGCGCGTGGTGCAGTACCAAGCCGTCATTCAGATGGCGCAGATGGCCCCGCAGATTTACGACCTGCCGCAACTGCACAGGGCGATGCTGGACGTATTGGGTATCAAGAACGCAGAGAAGCTAGTTCCGCTGCCTGATGACGAGAAGCCCACCGACCCTGTGTCGGAGAACCAAGACTTGCTGAAGAACAAGCCGGTCAAGGCGTTCCTGCACCAAGATCACGATGCACACATCGCGGTGCACATGATGATCACGCAGAACCCGTTGGTAGCGCAGATCGTGGGGCAGAACCCGATGGCTCAGCAGATCGTGGCCGCGCAGCAA